GAATAGGTTTTAATATAATTGTGTCTGATACATTGTAACCATTTTCAACAGGATACTCAGGAATGTCAGCAGAATAGCTGATATCCTCGCTGATAAGAGCATCCCCTTCTATTCCGGCAATGCTAACCGGTTTTAGATTTCTTGCCATTCCTTTTCACCTACCTTGCATATGCCAGCCCTTTAGCCATATAGCTTGTGGCATCCTGTGCCGACTGTTTCATGCCCTTCGATACATTCTGTTGTGCCTGTACATCACTGCCAGAGTAAGAATTATTGAAGGTATTGTTCTGTGTCACATTTGTCGTATTACTTGTGTTATTTACTGCACTTCCAGTTGCTGTTGCAGCTGAAGCTGTAGCTCCTTTCATAAGGGTTGATATGCCGCCTGCAAGCCCTTTAACTTTGTCAAGAACAGTGTCCTCGTTTGAACTGATACCTTCGGCTAGTCCACCCATAAAATCAGGCATCCAACTTTCATAATCAGTTAGTGGTCCTTCATCCGGAACTGAGAAATGCAGAAATGATTTGATCTTATCTCCAATACCTTTTACAGCATTTACAATCCCCTGCACACCAGACATAATTCCGTTTTTTAAGCCCCCGATGAAATCAGCGCCCCATTGGACTGCCTTTGACGGAAGGCTTGTTATAAAGCTGATTGCCGCATTGAATCCATCAACAATAGCAGATTTGATATTCCCAACAGCACCTTTAATTCCACTCACTATATTATTAAATGTGGAACTTACGGAATTAGCTATGTTTGAAAAAATACTGCTGAAAAAGTTGTATATGGACTGCAATACTGAAACTATCGTGTTATAAGCAGAATTTATTGCATTTGAAATAGTGCTTGTTATTGTATTCCATATTCCTGTCAAGAAAGAAACTATTCCATTCCATATTCCAGAGAAAAATGCACTTATTGCACCCCAAATTGCGTTCCAAAGTGCCTGCAAAGCACCTAATCCAATAGTCAGAACTGTTGATATTGTGTTCCATGCCTGCTGTAAGAAAGCTACAATCATATCCCATATTCCAGAGAATATCTGTTTGATAGCCTCCCATGCTCCAGACCAGTTTCCTGTGAATACAGAACTTATAAAATTCGCAAGTCCTTTTATTACTTCAAGGAATCCATTTATAAATTGTCCGCAGTTGTCCCACAGTCCTTTAAACCATGCAAGTATTGTAGAACCCCACGCATTCCAAAATGTCTGGATCCATCCAAATACAGTTTCTATTACAGTCGCAATAGCATTGAATACAGCACTTCCGGCTTCATATAAAGCATCCCAAACCGCTGACAAAGCATCGAGAATAGCTTGCCATACTGACAATAGTTTATCCTTTGTGCTTGTTGTAGAACCATCAATACTATCTTCTGTTCCACCAAATATCGTTGCCGCTAACTGTGATATGAATGTCCACACTCCACTCAGAAAAGTTTTTATGATTCCCCAGGCTCTCATAAAGTTCTCTTTTATACTTTCTCCGTGCCTCTCAAAGAATCCTTTAACAGTGTCAACCCACATTCCGGCAGCTTGTTTGAGAAAATCCCATACATTAAGCAGGAACTCTTTCACTTTCTGCCAAGCTTTAAAAATGGCTTCCCGGGCATTATCTGCACCAATGCCTGCCTTATCGAAAATCGTGCCGATAACTGAATCATTCCCCATAAGGAAATTGATGAAATCCTCAACAATCAACGCTAGTAAAACAACCGCTGCCACTATTGCCAAAGTCTTTAGGTTTGCCAAGCTGAATAAGCCTTTCATCTTTGTAAGTAATGTAATAAATGCTTTTGCTCCAGATATGATTTTGCTCCAATTCATTACAATAAAAAAAGCTCCGGCAATAATAGCCAAGAGCTTCAGAGCGTTATCAACTCCACCAAGTTTATCTATAACATTTTTCACCATTCCCATGCCTTTTTTAGCCCCTATCTGCAAGGTCTGCATCATTCGATCAATAGCTGGCTTCAATCTTTTTACTAAAGCATGCATACCATTGAATGCTTTGGTTAGGATTCCTGTCTCTGATGTCAGCTTTTTCATCCCCACAGTTGCCTTTGATACTAGGGAATTTAGCAGTTTTAATACCATTACTGCCGGCTTTAAGAACGCATTTCCAGCCGCCGCTTTCAAATCCTGCACATTCTGTTTCAAATTACCAAGCTGATTGGTCCATGTATCAGATTCTCTGGCCGCCTGTCCTATTGCACCAGAGGCTTTATTCGCATCCTCAACCATCTGCAGTAATGTCAGCTGTTTTTCCGCTTCTGACAAGTCTTTAAACGACTTTCCGTACAACGCATTTGCGGCTGTATTTCTCGTTGTCTCAGTACATGAAAGACCAAGAGCAGCGTCATTTTCAAAATTACCTTTCAAGAAAGACTGGAGGGAATTAGTTACATCCTCTATGCTTCTATCGTAGAATGCGGCAGAATCCGCAACGGCTTTCATGGATCTGTCAGCAATATCTAATGCGTCCGCCTGCTCCATTCCTGTTGTCTTTGCAAATGCGGCTATCTGGGTAAAACTGCCCTTCATTCTATTTACAGTTACTCCAGTATCATCAGCAATCTTATCAAGCTTGTCTGAAGCGTCCTGCTCTAAATCTCCAAACACCTGCGAAAACTGCGATTTTAATGCCTCTGCATCTGCCGCAGCTTCCGCCAAGTTTGCAATACCGGCAATTGAAAAGCCTATTCCAATAGCGCCTAAGAGCTTTGAGGCCATATTTTTTACACCTTTAATGGCATTCTCTGCCGCACTGACACTTTTCTGATCAACTTCAATACCAAATGCAACCGCAATGTCTCTTATCGTCAATGCTATTCCCTCCTTTCTCTCATTTCCTCAGCCTTTCCATTCTGAATATCCATATCCATACGATATAAAGCATATAGCTTCAATGCCTCGTCTAAGGTGTAATATTCCTTCAACTCAAACATTGAAGCTAATTTAGCTTTAATCAGTATGTACATTCTTAACTCCAGCTCGGAAAATTGCGAGGTGTCAAGTTTTCCGTATTTTACAATATCTTCCTCATCTTCTTCGCTATAGACTCGCCTACTTTCCCAGATGGGCCGGCGAGTCTCTTGAAAAAACCATTGAAGTTCAAACGGATAACATAAAAAGCGAGAATGAACATGTCCTGTACATCCCCGCAAAAAATCTCATTTACGATATCCATATCAAGTATTTCCTGTGAATACTCTCCTGTCTCCACATCGTCCTCATCCATTACAGGAAGTTCAACGACTACATTCTTATGAGTAATGAGCAATTTTTTCATCATCGATTCAACTTTGCTACCAGAAAACCCTTCCATACTCTTTGAAATGGAAGCGGCCGCATCATTTACATCAATGTCCATCAAATCTCCATCTTCTCCATCGCTTTCATTGTCGCTATTGCCTACAAGCGGCATAAGTGCTGCAAGAACCGGGGTAAGCAACGAAGCTAAATCTCCCGTAAGGTTTGCGGCAACCATAGCTGGAAAAGGTCTTATATAAAAATTCAGACCTCCAATCGTTTCCTTCTTTGGTTCAAGCTGCTTTAATCGTGCCATATTTTACCTCCTAACTTTCTACACCATCAGCTACTACAATCTCCCACTCGCGATTGTTCTGTGCTTTTCCGTAAGTTTTGCTTGCGGGCTTAGTAATCCAGCCTGTAGATGCGCTGAATTTCTCATTGCCAACAAGATCCTTCACTGTAACAGGGAAAAATCCCTTACCATTTTTCTTCATCTTCTCATACATCTTCTTGCAATATGCATTTGTTTTAGAGTTCTGAAGAACAGATACCTTTACGGTATAGATGGATGACGGATCCACACTCACGCAGACTTCACCATCTGCTCCTGCCACATAGCTGTTTCCATCGCCAGCAGGCTCAATAACAATAAAGCTGTCATCAGAAAAACCACTTGCAATATGGTTTCCGAGTGCAAGCGTTATCTTTTTCGGATTATAAGTTGTTACTCTTGGCATTAACCTTCACCTCCTTCTATGCGTACACAAGGTTGCCACTGATATTTACTACTTGGATTGCTCCTGCTAACTTGGCGGTAAACTTGCAGCCTGTCAACTGTCTGGATGCCTTTTCTGAATCACTCATACTTGAGGATGAAGGCACAGTTATTGTGTATCCCGGAATTTCATTATCATCATCGTCATACTCTGTAGGCGCAATTCCTCCGACTTTCTGCCCCACTTTTAACGATTCCTCCATCTTGCCTTCAACCGCAGTAATACCTTCATCAGTAAAAGGCACTTTCGTGTTCAACACAAGAAGATTAAATACTCTTTCCTGCATGTCATTCTTTAACCAATCTCTGAATCGAATTGTGTCAATCCATTCGTTTGCAAGCACCTTGCCGCCCATCGAGCT